AACAGTGCTACAGGAGAACGTAATACAGCTTGTGTATTAGTAGAGGATTGTATAAGTGCTTGTGTTGTATCTGAGTATGGTATTGGTGGAGTTGCTTTACTAGGAACAAGTTTACTAGACGAACATAAATCTATAATATCAAAACATTTTGATAATGTAATTGTAGCATTAGACCCTGATGCATTACCTAAAACATTGCAGATTGCAAAAGAATTAAAAGGTTGGGTAAAACAAATCAAAGTTTTAAGGTTGACAGATGATTTAAAATATCGTAAAAGAAAAGACATTGCTAACTTAAAGGAGATAATATGGAACTAGCATTAGTAAGAAGTTTGATGGATAAAGATTTCTATGATGACCATAGAGGTGCAAGATGTCCTAATAGACTATTTAGTAAAGACGTAAGGAAAGTAAAAGAAATGTTAGATGTAGCTATTGACAAGTACAATAGAGATGTTACACCTGATGAAGTTGAAGCATTGTTTATGTCTAACAATCCGTCTATGACAACAGCACAAAAAGGTGCATATGGTTCTATGTTTTCTAGAATTAAGAAAGAAGAGTGTCTAGGTAAAGACGTAGCACAAGATGTACTTGCTAAGTTATTCCAACAGATTATAGGAGAGGACATAGCAAACTTAGGGTTTGATTATGTGAATGGGTCTAAGAATAATTTAGAACCATTAAGAAATATACTAGAGCAGTATGGAGATGATTTTACACCTAATCTAAACATAGAATGGGATGATATTGAGATTAGAACTCTGCTTGATAAGAATGACCTTGAAGCTAGGTGGACATTTAACATACCATCTTTGTGCAGAAAGGTAGAGGGTATCAATGCAGGACATCTGATTGAGATAGGTGCTAGACCTAATACAGGTAAAACATCTTTCCATGCATCTCTGATAGCATCACCAAATGGTTTTGCACATCAGGGTGCTAAATGTATTGTGCTATGTAATGAAGAGGGTAGTCACAGAGTTGGTGCTAGATACCTTACATCTGCTACAGGAATGACATTACACCAAGTTAGAAATGACCCAAAGAAAGCACAAGAGCTATATTCAAAAGTAAAAGACAACATTAAAATAAAAGATAGTTCTATGCGAGATATGAATTGGGTAGAGTCTGTTGTTAAGTCATATAAACCTGACATAGTTGTGTTGGACATGGGCGATAAGTTTGCTACAACACAAGGATTTGCAAGAGCCGATGAAGCACTTAAAGCATGTGCAGTTCATGCAAGACAGATAGCTAAACAGTATGATTGTGCTATGCTTTATATGTCACAGTTATCTGCTGAAGCAGAAGGTAAGATAATATTGAATCAAAGCATGATGGAAGGCAGTAGGACAGGAAAAGCTGCAGAAGCAGATTTGATGATACTGATTGCAAAGAACCCACCTGTAGAAGGACAGGACGAAGAAGATGCACAAAGACATCTAAATATTGTTAAGAATAAATTATCAGGTTGGCATGGCAATGTGCATTGTGAGTTAGATTATAAAACAGCTAGATACATAGCTTAGAGGAGATAAGATGAAGTTAGTTCTTGATGTAGAGAATACAGTTACAGACAGAGATGGTAAAAAACATTTCGACCCATTCGAACCTGACAATAAATTAGTTATGGTGGGTATGCTTACAGAAACAGGAGAAGAACATCTGTATAGATTCGATGAATATGTTTTTGGAACAGCCTGTGTCGGTACAAAACAAAAGATACAAGAAGTGTTAGATAAAACTACACTACTAATAGGTCACAATATTGTACACGATTTGTTGTGGCTATGGGAAACAGGCTATGTGTATAGTGGCAAAGTATTTGATACTATGTTAGGTGAGTATGTACTACAACGTGGACAGAAGAAACCACTATCACTTGAAGCCTGTGCTGAAAGATATAATCTAAATACTAAAAAACAAGATACACTTAAAAAGTATTTAAAAGATGGATATGGTGTTGATGAAATACCTAAAGAAGAATTATCATCTTACTTGTCAGCAGATTTAAAAGCCACACAGGAGTTGTATAATGAAATTACTAAAAAACTTACTACCAAAGAATATTCTAGACTTACTGATACAGTTGACCTTACTAATAGTGTCTCCCTCACTTTGGCTGATATATATAGGAATGGTTTTAGTGTTGACATAAATAAATTAGATGATGTTAGAACACAGTTTACAAATGAGAAAAAAGAGATAGAGGATTATTTAAGAAAAGAAGTTGTTAATTTAATGGGTCACACACCTATAAACTTAAATAGTCCTGAACAATTATCTACAATGATATACAGTAGAAAGCCAAAAAGTAAAACCGAATGGTCTGTTATATTTTCACCTTATATGCCTATTAAGGAATACAAGGACAAGGTTAAAAACAATTCTAGTATAGTTTATAAAACAGAAGCAAAGAAATGCTCTAATTGTAATGGTACAGGCTCAATAAGAAAGATAAAAAAAGATGGAAACCCTTTTGCTAGACCCACAAAATGTTCTACATGTGATAGCCTTGGTTATTTGTTTATACCTACTAAGCATGTCGCAGGATTAAAGTTTACACCACCCAATGCTAAATGGGTGTCGGCTCATGGTTGGAGCACAAGTAAAACAAATTTAGATTTATTACTTAGAGTAGCAAAAGAAAAGAATATGAAACAAGCTGAAGAGTTTTTATCTAAAGTTATTAGATTGTCAGCACTAGATACTTATCTATCTTCTTTTGTAGATGGAATACAAACAAATGTTAAAGAAGATAATAAGCTACATGTTAAACTATTACAACACAGAACAGCAACAGGAAGATTTAGTGGAGCAGACCCCAACATGCAAAACATGCCTAGAGGTGGCACATTTCCTGTTAAGCGTGTGTTTGTATCACGTTGGGAAGGTGGCAAGATACTTGAAGCAGACTTTGCTCAATTAGAGTTTAGAACTGCTGCATATTTGTCACAGGATAAAACAGCAATAAAGGAGATAGAAGATGGTTTTGATGTTCACTCGTATACTGCGAAAGTTATTTCAGAAGCAGGACAAGAAACAAATAGGCAAGAAGCAAAAGCCCACACATTCGCCCCTCTTTACGGAGCAACAGGGTTTGGGAGGACAACTGCTGAAGCAACGTATTATAAACAGTTCACAGAAAAGTACAAAGGAATCGCATTATGGCATGCCCGATTGGCTACGGAAGTTATGAACACAGGAAGTATAACAACACCATCAGGTAGACAGTTTTCTTTTCCTGAAGTTAAGAGAAAAAGAGATGGCACTGTTACTTACTTTACACAGATTAAAAACTACCCTGTGCAAAGTTTTGCTACAGCAGATATAGTTCCACTAATACTTAACACAATACACAAAAGATTAAAGTGGTGGAAGTGTAAGTCATGTGTCGTAAATAGTGTACACGATTCTATAGTCATAGATGTACACCCTGAAGAAGTAAAGTTTATACTGTCAATTATAGAGCAAGTAAATGGCGATATGACAGCAGTAATAAATACCCACTTCGATATTAATTTAAATGTGCCACTCTTATTAGAAGCAAAAATAGGAGATAATTGGCTTGACACTAAAGATGTTATGTGATATAATTTAATTTCAACTATGGAGAAAAATATGAATAATGATATAGCTACAATAGACCCTAATAATTTTGCTATCATGTCACAGTCTATGGGCATGACAGCAGATGTTTCTCAAAAGAAACAAACGTCTACACTTAATAGACTAAAAATATCTCACTCGCCTATTATGGGTGAGGTAGAAGTTAAAGGTAAGAAGACTCAAGCTGCACTTGTTAATGGTGGAGTTTATAAGCTAGATGACCTAGTTAATGAGACTTCTTATTATGCAGATACTGTTACAATAAGACCCTACATACAAAGGTTTATGTACAAAAAGTATGTTAAGCCTGACAATGAGAATGGTTTTTATGTTAAAACAGTTATGTCGGAAGGACTCAATAATGATTTGAAAGACAACATGGGTGGGTTTAACTGTGGTAAACCTGCAGGATATATAAAAGATTACAATGCTTTACCTGAAAAGACAAAGCAAGCAATCAAAGGTATTAAACGTGTCCGTGCTATATTTGGTACTGTCGCTTTAAACAATCCTGTAGACTCAAAAGGAGAGGACATTGTTATTGACAAAAGCATTCCTTTTATTTGGGAGATTGATAATAGAGATGCTTTCAAGATAATGGGTGTTCCCATAGCCAAGATGCATGGGTGGAAACATGTTCTTCCACAGCATAATATCGAGTGTGCTACAGAGAAAAGAGAACTACCAAATGGTAACTCTTTTTACCTTCCGACAGCAGATGTAACAAATAATGTGTTGGATATTACAGATGAACAGCACAAACTATTTGAAGAATTTGTTCAGTGGATTAAAAATTATAATGAATATATATTTAAAACATGGACAGATAAACGTGAGTCTGAACTAACTGACGAAGAAGAAAGTACTGTTAATGCTTTTGTTGATGTGGAATTGGAATCTGATGCTAAGTAATAATCCTTTCAACACACACAACATTAACTACTTGTCACCTAGCAGTATGAATACCTACATAAGCGACATGCCTATGTGGGTAGCTAGGTATCTGTTTGGTATTAAATCAGGTAGTGGTGCAGGAGCAATAAGAGGTATTGTTCAAGAGTCTGTGCTCGCTAATAAATATGAAACAGGAAAGTTTGATTTTGACTTTCTAGACACAGAGTTTGTCAGCATGTGTGCTGAGTCTAATATTGACTTAGCAGATTTTAAAGTAGAAAAAGAACGAAAGCTATTAAAAAACTTTGGCGAAGTAATTGATACCAATTTTAAATATAAAGATTTAGAAAGCTATCAAGAGAAAGTAGAAGTGAAATTTGATGATATGCCAATACCTGTCATGGGTTATATAGACTTCAGATTTAAGGGCAAGATAGTAGATTTAAAAACAACTACAAGAATGCCAAGCAAACCAACTGAAGCACAGAGAAGACAAATGGCATTGTATTCTATGGCATATCCAAATAATAGTGTAGATTTGTTTTTTGCTACACCTAAAGAGCATAAGAAGTTTACACTAAAAAATCTATCTGTATACGAAAAACAACTAAAAAAAGTAGCGTTTAGTATACAGAAGTTTTTGTCTATTAGTAATGATAGGCATGAGTTAGCTTCTTTAGTATTTCCAAACTATGATTCATGGACTTGGAGTGACAAATTAAAAAGAGAAGCAAAGAAAATATGGAGAGATGAATAATGGAAAAAATAGATGATATGGCAGAAATTATTAGAGAAAAGGAAAAAGAACTCTTAGAACTTAAAAAAGAATATCGTGAGCGTAGAACTGAAGGCTTACGTCATGCTATAGAGCAGAAAAAAGAAGCTGAAAAACTAGTCCGTGACGAAATGAAAGCATTAGGTTACGACTATGGCTCAAACATTAGATGGTATAACTTCTAAATGTCTAAGGGGTATAGGAGTAGTTTAGAAGAGAGTATTGCCGAGTATCTTACTGAACAGAAAGTAAAATTTTCTTATGAAACAGTTAAGATAGAATGGGAAGA